CCTCATCATACTCTTGGCGGGTGCGACTCGTGAGTTTAATCTGCTTCTTTACAACACCCTCAATCGGCTCGTGATATTCGATGATAGGAATCCTCCAGAAGAGGTCAAAGATAGGAATCGGTGTATTGAGGAAGGCAATCATAGTCTTTGTAGAGATATAGAGTTCAGTCGGTTCACCAGTGGCTTCCAATAGGGGGTCAGGTAATAGAGCGCTATCTGCGTCAATACCAAAGTGGTCAGTTTCTTCAGCTGGGTCGTGTTCCCTATCAGCAGTTGCATCTCCACCTGCATCTGAACTGCGTTCAAAACTCATGTCGTCTCTGTCATCTTCATCAATAATATCACAACCATCGTGGGGATAATGATGGTGAGAAGCATCGTCCATGTTAATTTTTGATGTCGCTGTTCCTGCTTCTGCTTCACTGCCGCTCCCATTCATAAACATCATCCACTCCATATCAATTGCACTACTGGATACTGCTGTTGCGGATGCCATATTTCTTAGAAAGGAAGAGTTATGGGGGGTAGTCTTTAAATTAAAATTCGCACAAATGAATTCCGAATTCGGCTTTATATTCTCTAAGCGATGTTTTTTTAAGCCAAAATCAATTATATTTTCTGCCACTTCTATATACCACCACAACTGTTGATATCAACATTTAAAAATGAGTCGCTCGTGTGAATTTGAATATAAACTACCTGCTGTTTCTATTCCTGCCGACGATGAGGACACTGACACAGAGATAGGATATAACATCACTTCGCCGAAGGTATCAAATATCGGGATGCGAACGTCGTTTGAATTAAAACATATGATGGGACATTTTAATCCAAATAAGCCAGTAAAGAATGACTTTATGATGAAGTTGATGGAGCGGTATGCGGAGTACTACGAACCCAAGGAGATGAAGACCGGATTTGTCGAAGAAGTAGATGACATGACTGAAGAAGAGTACGCAAGGAAATAGACGTGTGACTGATGATTTTGAGCTGATGTAAGTGGTTATTGATATGTGTAGAAGGTGTGAGTGGTGTTGATTCTGCTGACGATGCTAATGATGATGATGGCGCCAATACTATAAGCTTCTCAGTTATGTGATGAATCACCCCATTCATCAATTCACGTATTCCTATATTTAAATGATTTGCTAGAGAATGGATCGCGCGTTCAAATTCGCTGAACTCTGTTGATTCTGTTTTTTTTAATATCCATTCATTTCGAGCATGGATATTATGGATATCTGGGAGAGATGAAGAAGTGATTTCCACCGAGACACCTCGCATCAGCGTATGCCTCGTGGATTGAATATAATTAATCATACTGCGAATATCTGGCAAGAACCGCGTATATATATTCTCCAACACCTCGTCTCCAACCATCAACCCCTCTGTTTCTGTTATCATCCTCAAAAACGACAGAGTCTCGTCTCTCGGGATGCTGGTGAATTCTATATTCATGAACTCATCGCGGATAGTGCGTTCAATCCTATGAATATAATTACATATGACCACGAAGCGGACATCATGTCGGACACTGCTAACAACTTCTTTAAATGCGTATTGTGCACTGGGGGTCATTGCGTCAAATTCATCCATAATTACAAACTTCATACCTACACTGAATAGATTTCCACATATAGCGAATTTCTCAATACGGTCACGCACCGTGTCGAGACCACGTTCATCTGATGCGTTGAGATGAAGCACCAGGTCTCGTCCGTGCTCTCGATGATGCGCATGATAGAGAGAAATCCATCGCATAATTGTCGTTGTTTTTCCTGTGCCAGGCGGACCAAAAAATAGTAGGTTTGGCACATCTTTATGTTCTAGCGGAATGATATTTGATAGAACTTTGCGGACTGGAGGGGAGAGAATAATCGATTCAAATGTAGTTGGTCGGTATTTTTCAATCCATGGGGCATTCGTCGTGCGGGACATATTGTTGGTCGTTGTGGGTTGGGGTGGGGGTAGTTGTTGGTTGTTGGTTGTTTGTTATTTGTTATTGCTTATGAGTGCTTTTATAGTAGCACACGCAACAATCGGCGGGTATTATATGACATACTACAATCGGTTTATGTAATATTTTGTCATTATAGAATTTTCAAAACAACTTAAACCATTTTTCATAGTATGCTGTATATATTTATCCTAGAACTATCCAATCATTTTGATTTTTACGGCTGATTATGCCATCTAATAAAGAATTGAATAAGAATAATACCAATATTTCTACATCTGTCACCGTGCCTGCCCCTCCCCTTTCTACATCTTCTAGTACAGAGCCATCAAAGAAATCTCGTGGAAAGAAATCTGCTGTAGATCATTCTAATAAAGAGATGTCTAGTATTGTACCCGCGAATGAGCCAGTTTCAACAGCTATCCCGGCTTCCGTGGAAGAACACAAGCCAAAGAAGCGCGGACGGAAACCAAAGGGTGGAAAAGTAGTTATTGTATCCGATGACGATGATACTAAAAATAGACCAATTAAATTACCAAACGTGATTCTACATCTAAAATGCCATACTGAAGATATTGATGAATATTCTATGATCAATATACCGTCGAATGTATTTGAATATAATCCGCATATTGAAAATGTTATGCCTTTCAATCACGGAGATATGGAAGGTAGTAATCTAATGTTTAGTGAAATTGCCCCTATAAATCGGCGTCATATGGAAGACGCAAAAATGTCTGATCCGCTCAGTACTAGACTGGAGAATGAAACTCATGGGTTTGCAGGTGGAAGTGGAGAAAATAATCATATTGAGATGAGTATTATTGGAAATAAGACTTCCGCATTTGGCAATCTGCCATCTTATAATCCAATGGATATATTTGTGCCTAACCACCCTCCTGGAATGAATCTACTATCATCTGCTCCTATTCCTGCATCTGCATATTCGCATCCATACAATTATCCAACTACGAGTAACACCATTCCATCGTCATCTGACGCGGAAGGCATTAGAAATAAAAATCAAAATATTTCTGAAAAGTTGTCAACCCTGCGCGAGATTTTCCATCATAATCAAGCACATCAAAAGCGGTCTAATTGCTTCTGGTGTACTCAGGCATTTGATGGGCAACCAATTTATTTGCCGAAACACAAGGTAGACCACATTTACGAAGTCTATGGATGCTTCTGTACTCCCCAATGTGCTGCAGCATATCTAATGAACGAACGAATTTCCACTTCCACACTATGGGAACGCTATGCTCTGTTAAATTCACTCTATTGTGGTATTTATTGTTATGAAAAAGGCATTCAACCCGCTCCATCGCCTCATTATCTCCTGGATTGCTATCATGGAAATCTAACAATCGACGAATATAGACATATGCTTCTACAAAATGAATCCGTTATGATTATTGATAAGCCGATGGCTCGTCTGATGCCCGAGTTGTATGATACCAATACGGATGTTCCAGGAAATGCGCGAATTCGGGTTGCCGCAAAGACGGCACAGACGAGCGATTACGCTCTAAAGCGCAAGACCCCGCGTAAGACTGGTAAGGAGATGTATCAAGAACAATGGGGAAGTATGGGAGGCACTGGAATTGTTGGTATTACAAATGTATCCGGCGCCGGTAATCTGAAGTAATTTGTTTCATAATAAATGTACTTTATGAAAAGTAGCATTTAGATTTAGTTGTATTTATTATGAACCATATTAAGAGGTTGATTCGGATGTGTGTGCCTGTGCCTGTGCCAACCGCTGTAGCATCTCACTCTGACGCTTTCGAGCTTCATATTGCTTCGCACTCGTATCCATAAACCCTCGAATCTGTGAATAAATCAGTTGATTGGTTGTGGTTGGGTCTCTACGTCCTGGATTAGGCTTCTTCATTGTCTTGAATGTGTCTGATATGAGACGCATGTAGTCACCATGATATTCATACAACTTTGCTTCAGCCTCCTCAGGAGTATATGGAGTTTGACGGCACACAAAAGCGATTGTTTCCTGTCGCTTAATTTGTAGTAGCTCTTCACTTCTTGCTTTTTTTTGTGCGTCAATATCGGCCTGGGAATGCGTATCTACAGTGTGTTCTTTCGTGATATCAGACACTGGTTCAACAGACGCCTCAACTGACGCCTCAACAGACGCCTCAACAGACATTGATAATTCTTCCATTTTATTATGTAGTGGGCGGGGCGGGGTGGGGCTTTAATATACAATTATGCTGATAAAAATCAATTTGCTTTTAAACGATTATTGGCGTAGATTGAGAAACAACCTAATAAACCAATCCACCAAATTAAAAATTGAACTCATCTAAAGACAAAATCGATAAGAATATCACTCAAACTCCATCCGATATTCAGAATGGATTCTCGTTCGATTAACTATATGATTGCGGAGGTTAATAATGTCATTCGGCAACATTTGCTAGAGATGTTGGCACGCGGTGATGCACCTGAACCTGCGCCTGCGCCTGCGCCTGCGCCTGTACCAGCATTAGTAACAAATCCTAATACTGCTCCTGAACCTCATACTGTATCTATGTCCGAATCATTTTCCCGAAAGGTTAAACTTGAAATGGCACGCGAGATTGCCACTCTATCTGACTTGGTTGCCGAACTGCGTGTAAGTAACTCCAAGCTGCAGAATGAGAATGCCACTAAATCTGAGGAGATTCAACGGCTTGAGGGACTAAATAAGGAATTGGCTGAAGAACTTATTCATATGTCGCGAATGAATGATGAACTTCGTGCAGAGAATCTCGAGTTGGGAGTTCGGATTGAGATGACACCTGCTTTCGAGTCAGTACAACAACATGCCACACATACTACACATGCCACACATACTCAATCACATGAGGACACCGAAGGTGTTAAGATGATTGTGGAGGCACCTGCCCCTGTAAAGGTGGTACATTTCGCAGAACCACAAAAGGAGGAAGAAGAGGAAGAAGAGGAAGAAGAAGAGGAAGAAGAAGAGGAAGGAGAAGAGGAAGAAGAGGAAGAAGAGGAGGAGGAAGAAGAAGAGGAAGAAGAGGGTGGTAAGAAAAAAGGTAAAAAGAAAATGGAAGAAGAGTTTGACATTGAAGAAGATGTCAATGCTCTCCTTGCAGGTGAAGAGCTTTCAGAGGAATTCCAAGAGAAAGCCCGCACCATCTTTGAGGCAGCAATTAGAGCAAGAGTTGCTGATATCAAAGAAAATCTTGAGTCTTCATATGAGCAAGCACTCGTAGAAGAAATTCAAGCAATTAAAGAAGGTCTGACTGATCGTGTTGATGCATACCTTGAGTATGTTGCTGACGAGTGGATTCAAGAGAATGCACTTGCAGTTGAGCACGGTCTTAAGACTGAAATGACCGAATCATTCCTCCAAGGAATGAAGAGTCTTTTTGAAGATCATTATGTAACAATCCCTGAAGATAGATATGATGTTATCGAGAGTATGGTAGATAAACTTGATGAAATGGAAGAAAAACTCAACGAGCAAATTCAAAGAAATGTTGCTCTGAATAGAAGATTAGCAGAGTCGGTTGCTGATGTAATCTTTGCTGAAGTCACTGAGGGTCTTGCACTTTCTCAGAAGGACAAACTCGCTTCTCTTGCCGAAAATGTTGAGTTTGATAGTGAAGAGAGCTATCGTGAGAAACTAGTAACTCTGAGGGAATCATATTTCCCAACCAGAACTGCTGGTACTCAAAGAAACACTAGTGAAAATCTGTCTGAGGAAACCAATCTGAATATTCAATCAGTTGGTGGCACAATGGGTGCATACCTCCAGACTCTCCAAAGAGTTTCTAAAAAGTGATTTTTAAATCATAAATCAAACTAACACTTCTAAAGAGGTAAAAACCAAATGCAAATGTACAACACAGAACATTTGCAGGAGAAGTGGTCCCCGCTCCTAGATTACGAAGGTCTTGATCCTATCAAAGATTCTCATCGTAGAGCTGTAACCGCAATCCTGCTCGAAAACCAAGAGAGATCAATCCGCGAAGAGCGTGAATTTCTCTACGAATCTCCAACCAATAGCACCGGTTCAGGAGCAAATGCAGGTTTCTCTGCAAATGCTGCTGCTACTGGCCCAACCGCAGGTTTCGACCCCGTACTGATCTCACTGATCCGTCGTTCGATGCCTAACCTGATCGCCTATGATCTTTGTGGCGTTCAACCAATGAACGGTCCTACTGGACTGATCTTCGCAATGCGTTCCCGCTACACCAGCCAGAGTGGAACTGAAACCTTCTACAACGAAGTAGATTCAGCATTCTCTGGTCAAGATAGTGGTTTCAACAACACCGCCGGTTGGACCAATGGTGCTGTTGGTATGGGTACTACCGCTCAA